ACACCGAATGGTTTTAAAGACTACCTGTCTACGATCAACAACCACGTCAAAGACTGACCTGGTTGCCTTTGGCCCCAACGACGCACAGAGTGCAGCCGCCGAGAACCGTCCGGAGTAACGTCCAGACACGCGATCGCCATAGAGACGATTAACCCTCCATCTCGGAGAGGTCGTCTTATACCACCACCCGTCAAGCCCGTGGTCCGCCCTCTGAGGGCAGGCTTCATCGAAATTGACGTGGTAGTGGCCATCACCCAGGGGTGATCCGTCACAGTGATGTGATGGGCCCAGGTGGTGACTATGGATGCTGCGAATCCTTCTCAAGTAGGTAGCCCACTCAAGAGTCGGTTCGTCGCACGATACCCACTTACGTATGGCATTGTGCAATTTTACAACATCACTTCGCTTCTTTGGATAAGAACGAAGATAGACAGGAGTCACATTAAAACCTAGCAAACCATCAAAACCACAACTTTCCCTGAAGGGCCCCTTTGAGAACGATTTCTGATCGTTCAAAAGGAAACCACAATCAAGTAAGACGCCTTTGACATCGTCAAAGGAATCCGCTGGGATAATGATGTCGTCCCCGTACACACTGACGTTATCTGCTACGACACTGGAAAGTGCGTAAAAGATTAGAGATTCAAGTTCGAACGTGAATCCATTACCCATCGACGAGAACTTTTGGTTCAATCGATTGGTACCGTCAGGCCAAAGTGTAAAGGGGCTACGGAAGGCGTCGAGCAAATCAAACCAGTCACCTGGAAGGAGAGCTATCACCAAACCCGTAGTAACCGTGTCGGACGCTGAAGATAAATCGAGAGTGGCAAGAGTGCCATGTTTCGACGCAAATTCGGCGCGACGTTGGTTAACAGACTGATCTGTCAAATCAATCCCATGCCTCTTAAGGCGGGATTTCATGAATGCACCAACCGATAGTTGAAGTCGGATGTTGCAGTGTGGTTCATAACAAATCACACGATCAGTTTTTGCGTTCTTCGGAACGACGGTCATTACATTCCCCGGCACCAACACGAATGCTCTGGCGAGCATCGAGCATGGGCCATCAGCGTCAAGCGCTGCTTGGCCCCAGTGCGGTGAGTCTCCGAACACCTGTAAGGCAGTTGGGAGCGACCGTGCAGTCACGTCTAGCTGACTAGTGTATTTATGCACTATGGTCTTCTCGTCACCGAAAGCGGACGTAGTCCGCCCACCACTAAACCCGGCGTCCCGAAGGATACCAGGTCGGAGGTTACCGAGGATTCGAGCGACAATCTGGCCCGCGGCGAATACCACGGGACCCAGACTTACCATCACTGGTAGTCGTGTACGGATCATCGATG